CCTACGCTTCAACGGGAAGCGCTGTTTCATATAAGTCTATAGATGATGCTATTAAAGTACTTAAAGTTGCCCCAGAATCGCGCACAGGCTATGTAAGAACTAAGTTTAAGCATTGGGTTAGCGTTGGAAATGGTTGTGATTCACGCAAAGCAGTAATCATTTCAGAAGCAACTGTTCAACCAAAAGTAGAGTCTGGATGTAAAATTATTGGTGGTGAATGGAATAGTATTTATGATAGTGTTAAAGTAACTGATGCTGGAAAATTAGATGTAGATCATATGGTTCCATTAGCAGAAGCATGGGACTCTGGAGCATCTGCTTGGGACGATAAAAGACGTGAATTATATGCAAACGATCAAACCGATAAGATACATCTTATAGCCGTAACAGGTGCTTCAAATAGATCAAAATCAGATAGAGATCCAGCAGAATGGATGCCACCAAATAAAGCATATCATTGTCAATACATTACAAATTGGGTATCTATTAAAATTAGATGGTCTTTGTCTGTAGATGAAAAGGAATTGTTGGCAATTAAATCTATTAAATGCCCTAAACGAAAAATAACAATACCATCACTTTAGGATTAAATTATGCCAAAATATGAATACATATGTAATAGTTGTGCAATAAATATCACTAAAGAAAGATCCATCTTAGAAGATGAGCCTAAATATTTTTGTGAAAAATGCAACGGTGTCCTAACTAGACAATACACTCCATTTGGTGTACAATTTAATAGTAAGGGTTTTTATTCCACCGATAATAAGAAGGTATAATATGAATAGAATGACTGAGCAAACCGCTGAACGTAAATGGCTTCTTACACCACTAGACAGATGTGATTCTTGTCCAGCACAGGCATATGTTTCTGTAACTGGAGTAAATGGTGAACTAATGTTTTGTAGCCACCACTATAATAAAATTATGAATGACCCAGTAGGAAAAGAAAAGATGATGGCCTATGCCTATTCTTTCCTAGATGAAAGAGAAAGACTTGTTGAAAATAGATTGCAAGGTGAGTCATACCAATGAAAGAAGAAGACTTTATGTTTATAGATTTAATTGAACAAGGCGCAATTGAGTATGCTGGTTTAAATGAAGAAGGTGAAGCAATTTATAACTTTACCGACAAATTAAAAGATATTAATCCAGACTTATTTGACATACATCAAACACAATTAAACCGTGAAGTAATGTTTTTGTGGGAACAAGGATTTTTAATAATTGATTTATTGCAAGATAATCCAGACGTTGGGCTAACAGAAAAGGCTTTTGATGAAAATGCTATTTCTTGGTTGGACGATATTTATAAAACAGTTTTGAATGAAATCAAAAGAATTTTATCGCAACAGTGATACAATAGATACATGAATCAAATTGTTCTTTTATTGTTGACAATTTATGGCATTTGGGCTATACTTTATACAGTAAAGAAACAAGAAAAAAAAGTTTTACCAAAAATTAAATATAGTCAGACTAGGATTCACAGTATTATTTCTAGCCTTTTGCCAGAAGGTATAGAGATAAAACGTGTATCTCAAACTACAAAACTGAAAGAAAAAAATACCTTTCGTGTTTTAGTTGTTGGCCCAACTGCTTACTGGGTAAACAATAATGTGTTTTATCAAGCAAATGTAGAAGAAGGCGAAGTCGATAGGGAAAATGCAAAACCAATTGACTTTACAAATATGGACAATAAAGAAGTAGCAAAGATGTTAGATATATTAGATCACCTAAAGAATGGAAAAAGAAATGAAGGTCGTAGTACAGGGAACCAATGAGTTCGATGAGTATTCTGTTTTCCTTCGTTCTATGGGTGTAATGATGTCTGGTTTAAAAGAAACTGATCATGAGTTTATTGTATATTCATTAGGACCATCAAATGTAAATGATTTTGCTTCTGAGTTTTGCAATGTTTCAGAAAGAAATCTAAAGGCTAGAGGAATCAAAGTTAAGTTTATCAAGGTTCATTATACATGGGTCGAAGAAAATTTACATGAGATTGATTACTTTTCCTATTTATCAAAACCAAACCAGGCACTATCAAATGTAGCAAAACTTGCACAAGCGCAAGATTTTGAATTTGGAACATTCCAATACTAAGGAGTAATGATGATTGTAAATAATTTAAAACAAATGGAATCAATTGTTTCCATGAATAGCAAGTTGTCTTGGGATGGTTGGGATGTTCTTGAACTAACTCCATTAGATTCTGCTGCCTTTGAAAAAAACGGAGTATATAAAAACAATAAATGGAATATTCAAAAAAGATATGTAGCAAACCGTAACGGCTGGACTATGCCAGATAAGTACAAACAGTATGAATAAACATTTATGGAAAGAAAGTGCTGCTTGTAAAGATTTTGATACAAATTTATTTTTTGATAAGTATGAGGAAACTCCAGATATTCGTCATGGTGTTGACAGTGTTTGTCTAAAATGTCCAGTGGCAGCAACTTGTTTTGCTGTTGGAATATCACAGAAAGAATATGGAATTTGGGGCGGTATTTATTTAGACAAAGGTAAAATATCTAGAGAGTTTAATAGTCATAAAACAAAATCTAAATGGTCTGAAATATGGCAGAATTTGACAATGAAATAATGCTTATTTTTTTTAGTGCATCGCAAAAAAATCTACAAAACAAATTTAACAGTTTTTCTGTTTTTGATTTATCAAATAAACAATCATCAAATAATATACTTTCTCCGGTAATGGAGTCAGAAAATTTACAAGAAGCCTTAGATTTTGCAAGTAACAAATATCCATCAAGCAATATAGTTTTAGAAACTTCCGAAGAAGAAAAATTTTTTTGTTCATCGGAACGGCCTAAATCACATTTTTTAATTGATACTCTCATGAATTTTTTAAACTATGTCAATAAAAACATAAGTGATGGTTTAAGTAGAAAAATTATTATATACGATTATGAAAGCCTTGACAGAAAAAACCTTAAGAGTGGAAATAACATTGTATTATTAGAAGATTATATAAGAAAATATAATATAAATCATAAAATACTTTATCCAGGAACAATATTAATAGCAAAAAATATTACATTCAATGTAATAGTGCATCCTACTATAAATGATTGGAACAATGTTTATAATTTTATTTTAGAGTTTATTGAAAATAAAAATATTGTGCCACATAAAAAAGTTTATATAAGTAGATCTTTATCTGATAAAGAGCCATTTGCCATCTCCTGGGAAGCAAAAAATAGTGGACATACTTGGACAAATGATTACATTTATAAAAACGATAAAAGGGTTGACGAGGAAGAAAAACTTGAAGAATACTTTAAATCACTTGGATTTGAAATAGTTCATGCTCAAAATTTTTTAAATATTACAGAGCAAATAAATTATTTTAATTCTGCAAAAATAATTGTTGGATTAACTGGTAATGGATTAACAAATCAATTTTTTATGCAAAATAGTCAAATGGTTATTGAATTATCAACACCAATATCTACAGGTGGAGAGTTGCTTGGACTTACAATGTATCATGACATGTCTATGGCAAAAAAACATACATACGTATCTATTAGTCACGATAGAAATGCTGAAAATATTATAAAAAAAATTAATGATAGTTATTTAATAGAAAATTTAAAAGGATAACATTGTGTATTTATTTATATTAATTAAAAATATTAAGAAGTTTTACAAATGAAAAAAATTAATATATTAATCCCTATGGCTGGAAATGGTAAAAGATTTTTAGATGCTGGGTATAATCTGCCTAAATTTTTGATTGATATTTTTGGCAAACCAATGATTGAAAATGTTGTTAATAGTTTAAACCTTGATGGAAACTATATTTATATTGTTCAGAAAAAACATTATAATCAATATAATCTTGAACCATTATTAAATTTAATTACTCCGGGATGTGAAATTATACAATTAGATGAAAAAACTGATGGTGCTGCTAGAACAACTCTTTATGCAGAAAATATTATAAACAATGACAACCCATTAATTATTTTTAATTCTGATCAAATTATTGAATGGGACAGCAAATCTTTTGAAAATTTTATTGATCGTGATTTAGATGGAGTAGTTGTAACATTTAAAGCAGAGGGCCCTAAGTGGTCGTATGTAAAAATAAATGACTTAGGTTTAATTGATGAAGTTGCAGAAAAAATACAAATAAGCAATGATGCAACTGCAGGAGTTTATTATTGGTCTAAAGGATCTGATTACGTTACTTCTGCTAAACAGATGATAGAAAAAAATATAAAAGTTAATGATGAGTTTTATGTTGCTCCTGTGTATAATGAGGCTATATTAAATAATAAAAAAATATATGCGTTTCCATTAAAAAAAATGTGGGCTGTTGGAACTCCTGAAGATCTTGAAATTTATATATCAAAACAAAAAGAATACTATATGGAAAAACCAAAAACTATTTTTTGCGATATAGACGCCACAATAATTAAACATGTTCATAGTTTTAGTAATATTTCAAAAAATACTCCAGTAGCATTAGTTGGAGCAATAGAAAAATTTAATGAATGGGATTCAAAAGGATATAAGATTATATTAACCACAGCAAGAAAAGAATCAGCAAGGCAAATTACAGAAAAACATTTGAGTGATTTAGGATTTTGCTGGGATTATTTATTAATGGGCATTACAAGTGGACAAAGAGTTCTTATAAATGATAAACTTTATTCTGAAGATCAAGATAGAGCAATTGCAATTAATGTAATTAGTGATGAAGGATTTAATAGTATTGATTGGAATAAACATAACATATGAAACTAATTTCTCATAGAGGAAACATAAATGGTCCAGATTTAGAAAAAGAAAACACTATTGAACAAATTTTTATAGCAATAGGAAAAGGTTTTGATGTTGAGGTAGATGTGTGGGTAATAGATGGCTTAATATTTTTTGGGCATGACTATCCTAAATATTTAATAGATGATTTTATTATAAAAAAAATTAAAAATAGTGCTTGGTTTCATTGTAAAAACTTAGAAGCATTATTGTTTTTTGCTATTAGCCACGAACCCTATGTTTTTTTCTGGCATCAAAAAGATGATTTTACTTTGACTAGCAATGGATATATATGGACCTATCCAAATAAAGACATAAATTCAAAATCTATTATTGTAGATTTAGATTTAAATTATAAGTATAATAACATTGTACCATATGGAATTTGCACTGACTACCCTTTTCTGGTAAAATAGAATAATGTATACAGACGCAATGAAGCGAGCAGTTAGATCTCTTACTCCCCCACAGGGATTTGGTGTAGACATTATTGATAATGAGCATTTCATTACAGTAAGAGCAGATGAAAAAAATTTTATGAAGTTATTTGACAGAGATAAGAGACTTGCTGTAGAATATATGGTAAGGGTTAAAAAAGCCTTAGAAGAAAATGGCGCTATAGTCATGTTAGTTAGGACTGGTGGAAAATGATTATGCAAAGATTAGTCTGCAAATTTAAAGGTCATGTTCTTGTAGATGCTGGAGCATGTCCATTTACTGGCAATACATATGTTGGCTGTACTCGTTGCAATAAGATTAAGTCTTTTTGATGCAAACATTTCTTCCGTCTAGTAACATTTCATATACCGCAAAATCTTTAGACAATAAAAGACTTAATAAACAGATCCTTGAAGGGTATCAAATACTCAAGGTGTTGTCAGGAGAGTCACCTTCAGGAGCATGGCGTAATCACCCAGCAGTGCTTATGTGGAAGGGCTATGAGACTGGTCTATGGTCTTATATACAGCACATGATAGAAGAGGCTAAGGTTCGTGGTATTAAGACAATAAATAATGAGAACAACCTTAATGATCTTAAAGCAAAATGTTCGGGTAGATGGGGAAAGACCCCACCATCATTCTGGCTTAATGATAATAAAGTAATGCGTATTACAACAACACATAAGGCCAATTTATTTAAAAAAGATCCTATCTATTATATTAAATATCAGTATGCAGAATCAAGCCCATACAATGTTCCGTGCTGTCCAGAACGCAAAGTTCCTTGCCAATATTATTGGCCAACACATGAGGAAAGAAATGAGTTATTAGATGCAATTCTTTAATTTAATTACGTTTACTGGATTATTTTTAAGCATGTGCGTTATTGTATCTTTGTCCTATAAAGTGTATACATTAAAAATACTATTAAAACAACTTGTTCTTGATCAAAGAATATTAAAGGCTTTTTCTGAAACCTTAAAAGATCAATTAGATTTAGTTAAAAATGAAACAGATGAAACTCAAGAAAACTTTATTAAATTTCTATCAGATTCTAGAGACGTGGCTTTTAATTATATTGAGGAAACAATGGCTATCGTTAATGATATTATCTTATATTGTGAGCAACAAATTGAACAGCCAAAGTTGGCAGACTTATACTCAGATGCAAAATTAAAGTTTATTTTAGAAAAACTCAAGCCTATAGTTGAGCAAAAATAAAAATATTTATAGTAATGTACGCTATAATGGTATATGAAAGAGGTGATTAAATGAATAAAGAACAACTAAAAGCAATGCTTTCAAGTTATGGTCGCTCAGTTCTTGCAGCAGTAATTGCTTTGTATACCGCTGGAATTACAGATCCTAAAGATATGTGGGCAGCACTTGTAGCAGCCCTAGTTCCAGTCGCACTTCGAGCAGCCAATCCAAAAGACAAATCTTTTGGTAAGTTTGATGCAGTTGCAAAAGATGTAGAGGTTGCGCTTAAGAATATCAAGCCAGTTAAAAAAGCAGCAAAAAAGAAAATTGCTAAAAAGGCTGTAAAGTAATTATACTTAATAAATAGGGATGGATATTTCTGTCCCTATTTTTTTATATAAAGGAAGTTTATGAATTTTGTATATATATGTAAAGATGGTGAAAACGAAGAACTTAGATACTCAATTAGATCTGTTGTAAAAAATACTAATGATCCGAAAATTTGGGTAGTTGGTGGAAAACCAGATTGGTATGTTGGTAATCATATTTCAGTATTACAAGATCAACATAAGTATCAAAATGCACTTAATAATCTTAGGGCTGCCTGTGCCTCTGAAGAAATACCTGAAGACTTTATATTAATGAATGATGACTTTTATATTACAAATAAAATAAATGAAGTAAAAATATACAACAATGGATTACTTGAAGATCAAATAAATCAATATCATAATCTTGGACTAAGATCTACTTATTTAAATAGACTTGGAAAAACATACGCTTATCTACAAAGAAGAGGTATACCAAACCCTATTAGTTATGAAATTCACGTGCCAATGCCAATGAAAAAAAGCAAACTAATAACTATTCTTGAAGAAAATTATTCAACACTTTGGAGATCAAAGTATGGAAATACATTTAACATTGGCGGAGAAACAGTAAAAGATGTCAAGGTTCACAAAAGTGGTGGGTTAGTTGCACTATCATATAATCAGGACCAAGAACAAATTCCTTACTTGTCTAGCGCAGATAGTTCTTTTATGTTTTTGTTAGATTATTTAACTACAAACTTTTCAGAAAAATCTACATATGAGCGATAAGATCTAAATACTTATCCTTTAGATTATTTTTAGCAAAATGATTTAGTCCTATTTGTAATGCAGAATCTTTCATTTCACGCTTATCTTTGTTATCCATATACTCATCAACAATACTTGCTAGATGTTCTGGATTTCCATCATAAACATCTACTAAAGATTTTGCTTGAAAACTATTGATGTGTTCAGATTTTATTAACCATTTTTTAGGAAGAATTAAATTGTTTGGAGATATGTCTGTCATGAATACTGGAAGTCCACTAATGAGTGCTTCGTTCATTGGAAGACATAGGCCAGCATACCTTCTTGGAAGAAGCATGGCATCAAACCCATTATAAAGTTCTTCCCTATTTTCTGGGTTACTATTATCAACTGTAACTCTTGAATCTTTTAGATTTAGTTCTGGAAACTTTTGTGTTGTAATTACTAATTCATAATTTGCTTTTGAATATTTAAGCATTTGTAAAACAGTTTCAGTTCCATTTCTATCTTTTGCTGCAAACTTTCCACCAACGTGCAACAATCTATTGTGATCTTTTGACATATTGTTTTGTCTAACATTTTCAAACAAGGTTGAATCAGTCGGAGGTGGAAGGTGAATTACTTTACATCTGCCATCAACCATTTTTTCAATTTGATCTATATTCCATAAACTTGGGGCAAGTAAGACATCTGGAAGTTCTGCTTCTGGAACAGACATATTAAGTAAAAATTCAAAATTATATTGTAATATTGTTTTAATACCTCTTCGTTTAGCATAATGTAAAAAATCTTGTCTATAAAAAGTTTCACAACTTAGGACTACATCTATACCTCTTAAAAATTCTATTACTTCTGGCTTTGTTGGAAACCCGCTCAATGTAGTTGTTACATTATAATCTTTATACCATTCTGGGTGTTGTTCATTGCCATTGAAGTGTTGTGAATCAATCAATAAAATTTTGTCGGGATTAAGCATTTTAACTAATTCCCGTGTTTGATTTCCTAGTCCAGTATTATCAGATCTAGCAATAATTCCAAGTGTCATCCAGTATATCCCCTAATCTCATCATCGCTTGTATACTTACGTGTTCCTTTACGACCATCTAAATGGTATGATCTTTTAATGTTTCCTTCTGGATGATATATCCAAAGTTTATGCTTTTCCCATCCTTCTTCACTAAAAATATTATAAGGCAAAATGTCATCTTGAATTATCCCATGAGTCCTATCTTCAATAAAAGCACATTCATCAAGTGGTGGTAATATAATATTCCTATAATATGAAACCTTAGTTAAGTGAGGTCTTTGACTCCATTGAGCAGTTTGTAAAAATTCATCTTCTAATTTAAACATTAAGTGTTTGTGTGGTTCTGGAATAGATCCCTCAAAATGAAACCTTATTGTATTTGCTTTTCCATACTCAATCATATCTAAACATTTTTGCCAATCAATCTCTATATCTGGAGTTAGAGGTGTATCTCCCTCAACATATAAAAGTAAAGATGTTTGTATTTCTTTTATTGTTTGTCTCATCATTGTTGTTTGATGGCTATGCTGATCAAAGATAACTGGCAAAACATTTTTATATTCGTGTAAACATTTCCAAAGTATGCGATTTTTATATTCATCGTAATCATTTTTTCTATGCAACTGTTCTTTTCTTAACCCATCAATTTGCATAATGATTTCATTATCTGGAAAGTGTGCTCTAATGCTATGTATTGTTTCTTCTATCATTTCAGTATTTGGATGATCTGGAACAATTGATGTTGCTAAAATTATTGTCACATCATTTTTATGCATTGATTTGCCTCATTAGTTTAATTCCAAAATCTCTTTTATATTTGATCCACCAGCATACCACAGTATGCATATTGTTTGGATAACCTTCTAACAAACTTGAGACAATAACAGGCAAGTCGTTCCAATTTTTTATTTTATAAAATGGAACCACTTCATTAAAAAGACGTTGATAAAAATCATCTTCTAAGCCACTTGAATCTATAAGGTCTGCTATTGGTAAAGACATCATTTCTATTGCTTCAAACAATCTAAAAGAATCAACTACCACAGCCCCTGCAGGGCAAGGAGCAATTCTTGAACTCATTAGGTTGTCATAGTAGTCAATCGGCTTATCTCCTTTAGCAAAGCCATCTGTAGGCTTGTATAGGGCATTCTCAATCAATGGCATTACTTCTGCTAATTGCTGTCTCCTTTGATGTGTAATTTGTCCACCAAAAAATGCATTATATGTTTTAGTCTTATAATTAGGCAAATTGTTTTTTAAATGTTGTGGCACACCTACTGGCAATTTGTTGTATGCTTCATGTTTTTTATGAGGGTATTGAATCCAAATCTCTGCATTAGGATGATTTATCCTATCTATATCAAAGACTCCTTCTTCATCCCCTGTTATAAATAAAACTAATCTAGATATATTTTTTAATTCTTTTGATATATGTTTTTCATGTCCTCTATTTTGTGGTCCAGGAATTACAACAAATGCTCTATCTTCTACTGGCAAATCATTAACTTTAATCTGTTGTACATTGTATTTATCAAATACTTCTTTAAGAAGTCCATAATCCCACTTATCAGCAGCACAATCTTCTTCATTAAAAGAGTATAGATATGTCTTTATCATTTTGTAGCCCTAACAAACATCCATTGATCATGCATATGGTTTGTAAAAATTAAATTATTAAAACCTACACTTTTTAATATATTATCAATTTCAAGTTGTGATGTTTGATAAGAATATGGGGAATTTTCTTCTCCAATAACAAATTGAAAAAATAAATTGCCACCATTCTTTAACTTCTCATAAGCAAGTTTTATATAATTAATTTTTTCTTGATGTTCAATATGTTGAAATACTAGCATTGAATATACAAAATCAAGATTGTTTGGAACTTGTTGATATTTTATATTATCTTTTTTAGGTGCAAGTTTTATCATTTCTTCAGATATATCTATTCCATAAAACATAGATTCTTTATGCATGTCTGCAAGAGGAGACAACAATCTTCCAATGCCACATCCAATTTCTAAAACATTATTCCAGTTGTTGTTGTTATTATTTATAAGATCTAAAAATGTTTCAGTAGATGCCCACTCATCTGCAATATATTTATATCTTACTTCTGGATCCTTTGCAGCGTTATCCCAAAATGCTTTAGATTGGTTCATAGAATAAATGTACCTCATGTTGATAATCTATAAAAGTTTCTTTATATCCATGATCTTTAATAAAAAGTCTTAAATCATATAAATATTCTTTCCAATGCATCATCATAAATTCTGGATGACCAGATAACCAAATTTTTGGTTTAAATTCTGACATAACTTTTGTTGCACCACCAAGAACTCTCCATTCACTACCCTCAACATCTAATGAAATTGCAGTAGGTGGCTTTAATCTTTTTTCATAAACAAGAGTATCAATTTTGGTTTGACCATATTTGTCTGCTTCATATTGAAGTTCTTTAAATCCATGTGCTGCGTCAATAGGAGCATCTGCTTCTGGTGGAAACTCTCCATAATATATTCTTGCAAGAGTATTATCTTTATCTGACGCAAATCCAGGAAGGCAAGCAAGTGGCATCTCTAAATTATTTGCACTCCACAATAATGGAAAGTGTGACCAAACCTTTGGATTAGGTTCAAACAAAACTACTTCAGCACCCCAGATTTGACATAAAGCAGGCATTTCTCCTTCTTCTGCACCAACATAATATACAACATCTCCTTTACCAATTTTTTCATGCATTGATTTAAGTCTTGGCTTTTCCCAACCTTTTTCTGTATACCATTCAGGTCTGTCTGCA